TCCTCTCTACGTGGGTCTGTGAATTTCACAGACTCCTTGAGTAAGCCCAACTGTAGGCCTCCAGGGCCAAAATCCTGGTTAGTGCTAAAACTCGGAACCTTAGTTTACGTTGTAATGGAGTATTCGCTTCTCCATATTCGACCCTCCAATCGTGAGAAAGGGGGTATCCTATGTATCATTCGTGGTATGTAGGGGCAACAGCAAAGCTATTGAACCCGTTTACCCTGTATGATCTGGTTAGGAACCAGAGAAGGAGATTTTATGAGCATCTTCGGTTATTGATTGGTTTATAGGCAGGGCCCCACAACCAGTGGGGTCGCCACCTAGCGATCATGACATAGTCATCCAGAGGTAGAATAATAAGTGTACAACTCTAAGGTGTTGAGAATTACACCCTATGGCTCAGAACTTGTTGTCTGAGTTATAGTTGCAATTGTCCTCGTCCCGTTAGCCTCATACTTTAATTTTAATAAAATGAAAAATATGAAACAAGCGAAACAAGTCCAATTGTGAAATAGGGTAAAGGTACAGAAAGAGATGAAATTTATTCATTTCCCACTGATATCCCAGATCCTACTCTTACTATTGTCGGACTACAAGACGAAACAATCGTTTTTCATCTTCATTGGTTATATAACCAAGATGTGAAAGAACAACGGTACGACCTTTCTAGTACAGTATCTGAAAGAATCTCACCGTTTGACTATGAAAGCGGTTGCGGGCGACTTTGACACTTGCAATGCAAGTGTCCGAGTCGCCTCTCGCAGGGGTTTACCCCTAGTTATTCCCGGTGCCATCAGACTACTCATAGAGTCCGGTGACGTTGGTGTAACTAGGATAACCCTTACCATTCTCTCATTGTATCGGGTGATCAAGTGCGATCCCGTGGAGAAAGTAAATACTATAACAGACCCTTTTAAAGGTCTGTACAAGACATTACCTCTCCCCGAGATAATGCAAGTTCTGTCTGGGCTGCCTTACAAAGATGTAAAGCTGAGACCCAATGCAAAACTCTTGCACTCGACGAAGTCTGGCCCCAACTTTAACGTTAGTTCTCTTGGTGCTACATTGGATGCATATTGCTTCCATGAGCATTACGAGTATCTACAGGAAAAGTTAGAGGACGTCTGTAAATTAACAGGACCTCTTTTAATGACTCTCCTCCGAAAAGAATTTTCGAATCTTAAGAGGTGAGAAGACCGTGCCATGCTATCAGGTACAGGAAAGCTCTTTTTAAAGAGCAATGCTGAAGGCCTGAAGCTTGGTAAACTATCCAAGAAGTTCGAAGCTGCTGGTAAGGTTCGAATATTTGCGATTACAGACATCTGAACCCAGAGTGCTTTAAAGCCTCTCCATGATTATATGTTTACCATCTTGTCTCGTATTGAGCAAGATGGTACCTATGATCAGTTGAAGCCACTTAAAGCGCTTATGGATAAAGGGTGTCAAATCCTATATTCGTATGACCTTTCAGCCGCGACTGATCGCCTTCCAATAGATTTACAAGAACAGCTACTGGGGATCTTAATTAATCCCGAGTTTGCCTCTTCTTGGAGATCTCTACTGGTTGATCGACCGTGGTACCTAGACTCTACTCCGCTATATTATAGCGTGGGTCAGCCTATGGGTGCGCTTTCTTCTTGAGGTAGTCTGGCCCTTACTCACCATCTTATTGTGCAGATAGCTGCTCGGCGGGTCGGCCATATTGGTTGATTTCCAGATTATGCTCTTCTTGGAGACGATATCGTTATCGCAGACGAATCAGTCGCGAAATGCTATCTCTCCATTATGACGGATCTGGGGGTCGAGATTAACCTTTCCAAAACCTTGAAGTCCTCTAAGGGTGTCGCAGAATTTGCGAAACGCCTCGTTGGACCTCAGGGTGACTTATCGCCCATCTCACCTAGATTAATTGTTAATACCGGACTGGACGTCCGTTTCGCAGTTAGTCTAGTGAGAGACGCCTTAAGTCGGGGAGCTCTTACTCAAGCCTTGGCAACTGACGACAGTCAGACGACTGAGTCATTAGTAAGGGACTTTGTAGACAAATTGCCTAATAAATCTAGACTTCCAGGGAAGTTCATTTGGAACTTCATTGGGCCTCTAGGATTTATAACAGGAAAAGACTTATCACCATTTCTGGAAAATAAGATGCTTTCTCCTGAGCAATTAGGTCTGATTGCAACAGCAACAGATCGAGTCGTGAATCGTAATCTTGCAAAGGGTTACTTTACAGACCACGAGAAGCTCTCATATAGTACTCAGTATATGTTGTATGGACCGACGGTGGCAACATCGTTAGGTCCTACAGTATTCAATGTTGTCGCGCCTAAGCACCAGATTTGGCACTTATGCTCCGACATGCCCTCGTTCATGGAATTAACGTACTCCATGTGCCAGAGCTTGAAATACCTCCCGAAAAGGAGACCTACACTGAGAGACTGAACTAAGCATTTTGATGATAAAGTCATGGATAACCAGACTTTATACACTTACATGCAGGAAAGCTTCCGACTCTTACACACAAGTACCTCCTCCCCTTCAAATTTATTTGAGGGTAAGAAGGAACCTTATGTGACCTTCTCCAACAGAGCTAATCTGTTTAACGAGTTGGAACTAGAACTTGAGAAATTGGACATTTCTGCCGTCCTAGAAATCCGAACTTTGGTGGAAACACCAAGTGAAGTAAGGGAGGTTGCTCCTTCACCGCAGG